AAGAGCGCCTGCTTCCGGCCTCAGGAGGACCCAAAGCTGTGGGGGGGGGTGGGGCGCCGTGGGAGGGGGTGGGAGAGGGCTCGCAGTGCCTCAAGTGGCAGGCTCGCAGCTGATCTCCACCCCGCTCTCCAGGGAAGGCTTGAGGCGCAGCCAGACGCCCCCCAGGCCCTTGGGCATCACGATGCGCTCAACTGCCCATCCACCACCATCAGCGAACTCTTCCTTGTAGGTGCCCGTCTGCAGGTGCCAGCGTTGGACGACGCGCTGTTTGCCTGCGCTGGTCAGGCGGTAGCAGGGATGACAGACCATCGAGCGCTCATGGTTGTGGCCATTGACGATCAGGTCAGCATCAGGGGCGATCGAGGCGTAGCGGCCACCGCCCATGGTGCCTTTGGTGATGATGCCGCCCCATGCTCCATGGTGGAAGAACAGCGTGGTGCGGCGTGTGCGCTCAGGTCTGCCGCTTGAGCCGGAACGGTAGAAAGTGAACCAGATGAACCCCTGGTAGCGCATGTGCTCGGTCGGCGCCTTATGGCGATCGCGCATGAGCCGCACGACATTTCCGAGGGGATCGACCTCGTTGTTGTTGAGGACGGCAGTCTCGTGGTTGCCGTCGCTCATCATGAGGATGTTCGGGGCGAAGGGCGCGAGAAAGTCGGCTGCCTCGCTGAACACCAGGTCGAAGTAGTTGGAGCCAAGGTGCTCTGGGCGGATGCTGCCCTTACTGGCGCGCCGATCCTTCTTGCCCTGCATCAGGCAGAGCACATCACCGAAGAAGAGGGCATGGCCGCCGCGGCCTTGAGCTTGCTTGAGGTGCTTGCTGAGCAGCTCTCGATCGCACTTCGGATTGTCGAGGTGGATGTCGGAGCAGAGCAGGAACTCGTGGGTGTGAGCTCGCTCGTAGGGGATGCGGATCTCCAGCAGCTCGGGGCTGTGGCGCACCAGTTTCAGCCGGTCTTGCGCCATCAGCAGGGCGGCAGCGGTATCAGGCTAGACCAAAGCCCCTGCCCATGGCTCCCAGGGAGCGCAGGATGCCCTTCTCCAAGGCGTCCTCAATGCGGAGCTCAGTGCGCGCCTGGAGGGCTGGGGACCACTTGCCGCCGGTGTAGATGGCATGGATGGAGGGACCGTGGATGACATCGAGGGGCATCCGCTCCTTGCCGCGGCGGCGGAAGGGCAGGCCCTTGGCGATGAAGCCGGACTTCACCACGGTGCGCTCACCGCGAAAGATGCGCATGCTGAGGCCCTTGCTGGTCTGCTTGGGCTTGAACTGCATGGCGGTGATGGGCTTGCGCGAAGTGCGGATGATCGCGGTCTGGCCGGAGTCGCGGTACTGCGGGTTGGAGACGTCCTGCTTGATGCGGCCGGCGGTGAGGCTGTAGCGCTGACCGATCGACTTGGCCAGGGTGGTGCGTCCTGCGCGAGCAGCGTCGCGGACGCCGGCCCGGATTGCCTTGGGGATGTCCTGGGAGGAGAGGCGGGCGAGGGTCTGAGCCAGCTCGCGGTCACCCAGGACGCGGGCGTTGATGTCGATGACGGCCATGGGTGGATCCTCCTGGGGTCAGGGTAAGTCTGGTGAGCATCTAACGGTCCTCACGGTCGTCTCACGGTCGGCGTGAGACCGAAAACCTTTACGGGGCAATGGGTTTGGCCCTCTTCTCACACTCTCACACCCTTTACAGGAATACAGATACATACAAGGAGGGTCTCTCTACCTCCACACACACACACAATCTCTCTCTCTATAGGGGGCTCTACCTCTGCGGGTGAGCGTGAGAACGTGAGAAAGCCCCAAACCCCTTATGTCACAAGGGATTTGGGGCTCACACGACTCTCACGGTTTGGGGCCTTCTCACGGTGGATCAGCACGATCGACCGCTTCAAGGGGCACTCTCACGGCGCGGCTGGTTGCACCTGCGCCCTTGAAGTAGATGGAGCCGGCTTTGGTCGCGCCGGGCAGTCTCGTGAGGACGGTGGGCCAGCAGTTCGACCAGGCCGTGTCGCGGAGGATGGCGGCGATGGCCTCGGCGTTGTTGCTGATGACGACAAAGCCACCCTCTTCGGCTTTGATCCCGTTCCGGCCAAGGGTGGATTGAGCCAGGGCGGCTTCGATGTGGAAATCGTGCTCGCGGTGCAGGGCCAGCTCGACCAGCTCACCGATGGATCGGGTGACAGTCTTTTCGCCTTCGACGCGGACCTGGTGCTGAAGGATGCGCTGGATGCAGCGGCGCTCGTCTGGCACCTCGGTGGCTTGGCTGTAGGGCTCCCAGTTGTTCTGGTCGATCAGCTGCTGGGCCTGCTCGACGGTCACGATCTGGGAGCTGTGGAGCGACCATGCGCCGGCTAAGAGGGTGCCGTATTGATCGCCGAGGCGCTGGCTGTCGAAGCGCTCGGCAGCGACCCGGGTGAAGACGCGGATGGATGAGCGGATGGTAGGGATGAGGCTGACGGTTCGCGCCTGGAGGCGGCGGCCGATCTCTTCACTGATGAATCGATCGAGGTCGCGGTCAAGTGCCTCCCAATGAGCCTGCCGGTGTTCTTTCGGCAGCTCGCTGGGGTTGCGAAGGGTGAGCTGTGCGAAGCGGGACCGATCGGCCCCCTGCTTGAGACTGGTGGCGATCGAGCTCATGAGGAACATGGAGCGGATCGTGAAGCGCTGGGTGTCGCCCTCAGGCGTCCCCTTGAGGGTGTGAGCTTTGCTCTCGGATGAAGCGACGCGCGCGAGGCCAAGGATTGCCTGCATGCGCTGCTGATCGTTGCGCTCGTTCGATTCGGCCTCGTCGAAGACGACCGGCAAGGCGTCAGCGCGCAGAGCTTGGCGGATTCCGGGCTCGGTGGTGTTGCCTGCGACGATCAGGCCCATGTCACCCAGAAGGGGAGTGACGTAGCGATCGAGGATGGCGGACTTGCCGGAGCCGGCCGCTGCTGTGAGCCAGGCATGGGGCCGCCAGGGAAGAGCGCCGCAGATGGGCGCGAGGGTGACCCAGCCGGCGAGCAGAAGACCTGATGCTGGAACTTCCCAGTGGAAGCGTTCAGCGATCTCGGCCAGCACATAGGCTTCGGCATCGTTGAGCGGGATGGCGCTTGCGGGCCCCTGAAGTGAGCTGAGCCGCTGGTAGAGGTAGGTGCTGTCTTTGAGGCGATCGGTGATGGTGCGATCTGCTCCATCGACCACCAGGCGATCGCCCAGGTGAAGAACTGAGCGGCCGCCGTCCCACCATGCGCCGCGGCCGCGGATTCGCTCCGGGCTGTAGATGCCGACCTTGGCCTGCTGCTCGAAGAGATCTGATGCGGCGGCGGTCCAATTGGGCCCCGATTTGGCTGGGTAGAGACTTTCCCAGTAGCCCAGGGGGGCAAGGGCCACGAGGTTGGTGCCGGTATGCGATGAGCGGGAGAGGCGCAGCACCTGACCGGTTCGGTGCGGCTGGTAGTAGAAGGCGTCGTGATCAAAGCCAAGGCAGGTGAAGTAGCCGCCTGCTGATGGCTTGACGGGCGGCGGATCGGGAGGAGCTGTGTCCTCGATCGGGGGGAGCTCCGGCTGATCGAGGGGGGCTTCCGTGCCCCAGGAGGTCATGACCGCCTCGACGGCCTTGATGTTCTCGCGCACATAGGCGGCGGCTTCGGCTGGCGTCCATGTGGCGTCGGCGATGTCCCAGCCCTCTGGCGCGTCGGGCGGGTTGTTGATGACGCGAATGGATCCGCCAGTGGTGATCAGTTTCTCGGCGATGCGGGCCATGGCCTGGCGGCCGGTGTCGTCGTTGTCCGGCCAGAGGATGACGTTGCGCCCATGTAGTGGGCGCCAGTCGATCAGATCGACGACCTTCGAGCCATTGGGCCAGCTGACCACGACGACATGGGGGAACAGCTGCTGAGCGAAGTCGGCGGCCTTCTCGCCCTCGACGACGAGCACCTTGGCGTCTGGTCGTGCAGCGATCTGATGGAGGTTGTAGAGCGGCCTGGGGGTGGGCCATTCGCAGGTGAACGGATCGGCGTTCTCGCCGCGACTGCGCGGGTAGTGCCACCGGCCGTCGAGCCAGACGCGGTGGACGAAGACTTTGCGCGGGGGCTTGCCGTCCTTGCCGGGCAGATCGAGGCGCTGAATCCAAAACAGCTGATTGCCGTCGGCGTCGCGGTAGCACCATTGAGCTGTGGCGCGGCCCAGGGATGGCGGCGCTGCATCAGCCGGTGGCATCTCGGGGATGCGGTGTGGCTTGGTGCGGCGCTTTGTGCTGGTGCTCGGGAGGCCGAGGTGGGCCTCGATGCGCTTGGCGGCATCAGCGAACGACCAGCCGGTAGAGCGCATGAGCAGGTCCATGCCGTTGCCGGCTCCACCGCGCTGATCCTTGCCGCCGCACTTGTTGCAGAACCAGGAGCCAGTCCCTTCGATGTCATCGAAGCGGTAGCGATCGGTTCCCCCGCATAGGGGGCACGGCTGATGCTCGTCGGTGAGCTGCTGTGTGGTCAGGCTTGCAAGTGAAGAGAGGATCTCAGGCCACCTGCCGCGCGCGGCGTCAGTGAGATCGTTCATCGCGTGCAATTGCTTGGTCGATGATGTCGCGCAGTACGTCAGCAAGGCTGCGGAGTGGTGTGGTTTGGCGTT